CTGTTATCCAAGAACAGCTTGGCAGGGGCCGTTTGTTTACTGACTAGATCTCGCAGTTGTTACCAGTACAGGCTAACGTCTGTGACCCTTCAGTGTTGTCAGCGTTCTCAGAGATGTTCCAATCGATCGTCTCTGGGAACTCTTCCTTCAGCTTCTCATAAGTCTCTAAATCAACAGGCTCATAAGGCGCTTGCTGGTATGTGTGTTCACTGTACGGCAAGAACGATACACCACTGATCTTATCGAACTTGTTGTACAACCACTGACCTACCTCTAAGAACTCATCGTCCCTGTAGTAACAGGTCATAGACGGTTTGTGTTCACACCAAAAGTCCTGATATATCTCCCATAGTTCTAACTGCTCCATAGCACCCATCTCAGAGGCCGTCACAGCCCCGTCAGGAGACTTTATAGGGAAGCTGAATACCTTGGTACTGGGTGACATTACATCGTCCTCTACGGGAATTCCAGCGGCCTCAAGGACTGCACACAATGGGTCTCTTGCATCTGCTCGTACTCGTCTAATGTACTGGTGTGAGTATCGTGGATGGATACCACTAGCAGAATCCACCAGTTGACTAACAGTACCAGAAGGCTTAACGGCGGTGATAGCGCAACTAGTATTAATAGACAGTCGGTCAGCCCATGATTTATTCGTTCTGATAGCCTCTTCACGTAACTCAGTAAGCCATGTTTTGAGGACACCTTTATCTCTCCTTCCCGACAACGTCGGATGATCCATGATACCTGTCAAGCTAACACCAAGCAGTGCTTCTTCCTCAGTGTTGTTTTTCCATACCTTACGTAAGTAACGGAAGTCTGTCAAGGTAGCCTGTAAAGTTCCAAGGATAGTCGCAACACGAACTTTTCGTTTAAGGTCTGACAACGTATCGGTTGCCCTGACAACAACTTCTGATAGATTGCAGAATTGGTAAGGTCGTAAGATGATTTCGCTACATGGATTAGTTCCAAAATCATAGGTAGCATCTCGTCGGTCGTTCTTTGCAGCTTGCTTTTGACTTGCGACTCTAGAGAACATACCTCGCTCTCCTGATCGGGACTCGTATAAACTTTTCCACTCATTTAGGAATGCCTCAAAGTCTGGCTTCTCTGTATAACATGCACTGTTGTTTGCTAGTCCCCTTTGAGGGTTATCTTGCCACCACTGCCCTGATTTGCATCGCCGGAGTCTGTCGTCAGTGAGGTTAGATAAACTGATGAGAGCACTTCTCCGAACTCCTCCAACAACAACGATCTGTGCAATCTTACAGCAGATATCGTGACACTCGATGGAGCTAAGTTTGCGTCCAGCAGCCTCCCGAAAGACTTCAACGGTGAAGTTAAACAAATCGACAAGAGGTTCCGGACCAGATGCTCTACCCCCAAAGGTTTTAAGTGCGGCCCCCGCAGGTCTAATTCTAGATACGTCCCACTTTGGAAGTTGGCCCGAATAGAGCAAGCTGATAAGTTCTCTATAGGCTTTAGCCCACCCGACTTTGCTGTCGGAGACATGTATAACAGTATCGGTTTCATGAAAATCCTCTGCTATTTCCGGTAGTTTAGATACATACTGTCGTTCAACAGAAAAACCTACGCCTGTACCGCACATCAGGACGTACATCATCTCGTCAAACGCTTTGGGGTGGTCGATAGGCATGTAGCTACAGTTAAAGCCAGCCACGTTGTCACGGTCAAGAGCCTCACCAGCTGTCATTAACGCTCTCATACTGGGCATAACATCCAAGCTATGAATGTCTGCAAAGATACCGTTAGCTTCTTCTAGTGTTAGCTTACCCTTCTCAACCCAGAAGTTTAAGTACCTGTCTATTGTTTCTTCCCAAGTCTCACGCCGTTGCTCGTCTGGTAGGTAACGAGCGTAGCGGGACTTGTGAATGTATTGTTGATATGCGTCCATTAAATTAGTTCCTTAATTAATTTGTCAATGTACCATCTACACTTGCGTAAATCTTCTACTGGTTTTCCTTTGTAATCGTAGCGCCACAGATACTTCAGTGCGTTACCTTTCAGATAGCCTTTGAACTCGTCGGCTGGCATTGAAGCCTTGATAGCTTCGATAGCTTCGATAGCACCTTTGTTGTAGTGATCGGGCTGTTCTACAGGATCTGGCTTTTTTGGTTTCCTGATAGACAGATTGTTCAACGACCTTAAAGTATCCCAGTCGTTAGGGGTTGCGTTGTCAATACTCATCCGTACTTTCTCCTTAAATAGTTCATGCTGATCGGTAGCTCATCAAAGGAACCGTTGTCTACTTCGTTGAGCATCCATATTCCAGACCAGCTGCCGTTTGTTTGAGGGTTTAAGTAGTCCTCATCATGGTTGTAATAGATACCAGCAAACAAACCAGTAATGTTAGTACCGTCTGCTTTACGTGCATAAGCTATGTCTCTATCCTGAACATGTCCCATGATGCATGACATGAACTTCTTTTGCAACATTAACTTTGCACACGTTACTGGTCTGCCCATGACGCCACTAGTGAAGTAGTGACAATAAGCGATACCATCTATGATGATAGGTTCAAGGAACGGTACAACTTCCCAACCAGTTTTATCTAATTGAAAGTCATCATAGCTCATCAGTCCTTCAAGCTTTGCGTCTGTTTCGATAGCCCGTTCAATTCGATGTTCATGGTTACCTAACAAGAACACCATGCGTGGGTTCCATGTCTTCTTCTTGTGAAGGCGTAAGCGTTTCTGCTCCTCACGAATAGGTTTCAAGAAAGCCCACATAGCATGCTTACCAGCTTCGATGTCGTTGACGTAACGTCTACCCTCGAATGATTTCTTCCCAACGTCATAGCTACTGAGACTTGGCATGTCCCAGTGATCCCCCAGATGAATGATAACGTCGGGTTTAGTTGCGGCAGCATATCGACCAGCCCAGTAAAGGTGGTCAACAGGCATGTCAGGTTTAACCTGTGTGTCAGGTATTACAAGATGTCTAGTCATAGTTTCTTGCTCCATCCAGCAGGACAAGTCTCCATAGTGTACCATGTAAAGCCTTGCTTCTCTGCCCATTCTTGCATGGTGTATTTTGTCCCGTCACTTCTACGTCTTGCTCCGGGCATTGGTGTTCTTGGGTTTTGAAAGATAAATACTAACTCTTCCCAGTCACCAAGACTTGCTCTTACGTCCACATACTTCCTAGCTTCAGCACGATCTCTGAACCTTCCTTTAGCTTCGATGTATAACGTACCTACACCGTCATGGTAAATGAAGTCAGGCTCATATGTTTTAACTTGGGTGTATGTAAGACCTTCAGAGTGGTACTCACACTGCTTTAGCTTTTGATGTAGGTCATACTCAAACCAGCTATCAAAACCTCTAGGCAGACTTCGTTTCGTTCTCTTCACTTGGTCTTTCCCATAGTTGATTAGGTTCACGACGTAGCCAGAGCAGCCTAGCGTTCTCGATTACACGCTCTTCAGACTCTAACAACTCAACGCACTTGTTAAACATTTCTATCTCTGACAGTCCTTCAAGGAGCCTCTGAGACTTCTTATCACCAATACCATACACACCGACAATGTTATCAGCTTTGTCGCCCATGATGATCTGACGATAGAAGAACAGTAACCCTTCCTCTTCATTGACAGATGTTAGTTCACGCTTGTTGAAGTTGTAATGTCTGCAAGGTACTTGCTGGAAGTCCTTATCAAGACTGACAATGATGCTGTCAGGGGTAGCGGTAGCGTCGATAGCAATCAAGTCATCAGCTTCCTCATCCTTAGTAACAACAGCATTCCAATCGTTAACAAGATACTCACGTATAGCTTGCAAGTGTACAGGCTTTTCTTTGTCCTTACGGTTACCCTTGTAAGGCGCAGTAACGGCTATGTCATTACGAAAGTTCCCCTTACCTGTCAGGTAGACACGGTAGTCTGGCTCGTCATCTATCTGTGTGTATAGATCACTGATCAGATCAGATAAGAAACTGCCCGTAGTATAACAGGCAGTCTTGACTGACTCATCATTGCACTTGAAAGCACAACGATAAGCTACGATGTCACCGTCAATTAGGATCACAACGCTTCTTCTTCAGAGACTGAGTTGTCAGTGTACTCAATCAATTCAGTCACCTTCATCTTGATCATCGATGGTGAACGACCTGTGCCAACAGACCAATCGTAGTAGCCTACCACTGCCACTGCTTGTGATCCGTTAGCGATGAGAACATTTTCAGGTATCTCTACACCGTTCTCGTCTGTCAACCGCATTGGGTTCTTAGACTTCATGGTAATAAAGAATTCGCGTTCATCACCTTTGTTGCTAGGTGCAATACCCATCTCTTCAATGGCTTCGATAGCTTTCTCGCTAAGGTTGCCAAGCTGCACTTGGTACTTGTTACTGTACTTGTTGAGCTTGTTACGCTCGCACCAGTAAACAGTTCCGCGAACAGTGATGGGTGGTAGTTTGTTAGCTGTCATAGATTTCTCCTAGTGAGTTTCAGCCCAGTTGTTGCCTACACGATACTCGCCGTCTAATGGACACCGTAGGCCAAGCGTCTCTCCGGCGATTCTGATTGAGCGCACACCGATACGTCCGACTGTATCTGCATAATGCGCTGGTGTTTCTATCTGCCACTCGTCATGTACGTTGGCTACGAATTTATGTGGGATGTTGCGTAGTTTATCTGCTAAGTGTACCACCGCTTGTTTCATAACGCAAGCCCCTGCACCCTGTAAAAGTGTATTCAATGCGGCGTGTTGGGATCTGACTCTGAGCTTTCGTCCGTCGAGGCCATCAAGTATGCCTGACTGAGCCTGTCTGTCAGTTCTTCTTCTAAGTTCTTCAAGAGCAGGCGTGTTGTGTAGAAATCTCTCTTTAAGCCTTCTTCCAGTGCCGCTATTTCCTCCAACGATAGCTCCGATCTTAGCATCTCCGGCCCCATACAGAAACGCATATATGAATGTCTTTGCAAGAGGTCGTGTCTCAAGTCCCGCAGCCCGTTGATTAGCTGTATGAATATCGCCATTGAGGATTTCATTTGTATAGTCTTCATCATCCATGTAGTGAGCTAACATGCGTAGCTCTAATCCGCTGGCGTCAATACCAACAAGTACGTTACCTTCATCAACAGTCCAGCATGATCGACACTCAGTTCCAAACGGTGCAGACACTGCTGGTACTTGCGCCATGTTAGGTGACTGGTGTGTCATGCGTCCGGTCACAGCACCGTTGGTGATGACCCTACCATGTACCCTGCCGTCATCCTTGACTGCCTTCAACCAGCTATCGATCTGCGCGACACGTTTCTGCAACATCATGTAACGTGCAACAGCCTTGGCTTCTGGTCTGTCGATACCTTCGAGAACCTTCTCATCCACAATGATGTTACCCTTCTCAGTCTTCTTGTCAAACTTAACACCAAGACTTTGCAGACGCTCTGCTATCTGCTTGCGTGAACCGGGATTGAACACAGTGACTTTGTCCTTCAGACGCTTGCCTGTCTTCTCAGAGATACGTTCTTCAACGATGGGTGGGAAGATGTCTTGCAAGCTTGCTTCAATGTTGTTCATCTCAAACATCAAGTCCATCATCAGCTTCTCTGCGAAGGGTACGTCCAGCTTGAAACCATTACGTTCCTGTTCAGTCACGATCCAGCCCACACGATGTTCAAGATCAATACATTTCTCAGAGAATCCCTCTTTAAATAGCTGCAACTCTAACCACTTGTGAACCTGTTCAGTCAGTTCAACGTCAGCGATACAGTATTCAATCATCTCGTCACTCAGTCCACCGTCGTAGTCTGTGAAGTCGAGCTTCCCTGTTCCTCCAAGGATTGTTCCCCAGTTACGCAGTGAGTGTCCTCCCTCTTGGCTGGGGTTGTACAGTCTGGAGAGGTAGAGAGTGTCCACAACAAGATGCCTAGGGATATGTAAGTTCCAAACACGATCAATAACACCCACATCGAATCCAATGAGGTTATGTCCAACGATTTTGTCTGCATTATTCAACACCCTCTGCAATGTGTCTGGTGAGGTGTGGACTTGTATATCGTTCTTCACCTTGGTAACTGCACACCAGATCGTTGAGTGATCCAAAGTGGTTTCTATATCCAAATAACAGGTAGTCATGGTAAGTCTCGTTAAGTTCGTTACGTTCAGCGTCGTGGTTAAACTTCTGATAAATCTCCGTCAACTGTTCCTGTTCCAAAATCCAACTGCCAATCTTGCTCATGGTAAACCATCTCCTCTATGTCTGCGAGTGTTCGTAGATCTGCTCTGTCGATTACGTCACTGTCATCAAGACTAACAGCTGAACATCGGTTGCACAAGTCTACAAACTCTTGGCTAACAGCGAATCGTCTTGTTGCTTCGTAGTCTGTTAGCTCTACGTCACACGCTATACATCTCACAACATTGTTTCCTCTACAACGACACGGTACTTGTACAGTCCGTTATTAATATATTCTTTCTCTACAACATAAGACCCAAATCTTACCTTCCTAAGATCCCTAAGTCTAGCGGAGATTGAAGATTCTGGATGTCCCGACTGCTGTGAAATTTCTTTTAGTGTTCTCCACTTACCATCTTTAACCAAGTTAAAAACATCTTCAAGTTGTCCACCCAATCTTTGAGAGTCTCGCTCGTGGTCGTATGTTTCCCCATCAAACCATAAGTTTAGTTGTCCACTCATAAGTTATCTCCATTAATAAGTACACGATACTTGTAAAGACCTCTATCTACATACTGTTTTTCTACTTCATGAGAACCGAAACGAGGCTTTCTTAAATGTCTAAGCTGAGCAGATATTGAAGCTTCTGGATCTCCAGTAAGCAGTGCTATTTCCTTTAAGGTTCGCCACCTGCTGTCTTTTACTACTTCAAAGATTCTCAGTAACTGACCTGTCAGTCTGTCACTATCTCTTTCATGGTTGTAATCATCCCCATCAAACCATAAGTTTAATTGATCGCTCATAACGGTTTCTCCTCACGTTCATCACGTTGTGTTAATCGTCCAGTAGCTTCATTGTAGAATACCTCACACGCCTTGCCTGTCTTACCAGTGTATCGGTTCTTCAACACACGCAGCACGGTCGTGTTTCTGACAACGGCGTCGTCACTCTGGCTGTTACGCTCAGCACCAATGACCGCATCAGACAGCTGTGCAATCGACGCAGAGCCACGTAACATACCAAGGCTAGTGACAGCACCGTCCTCCAATTGCTTCCCTTCAGGGCGTCTTAGGTGGCTCACAAGGAACATACAAATACCCATCTCCTGTACGAACGTCCGCAGCTTAGTCATGATCATGTCCAAGGCACGTCGCTCATCACCGTTGCTCTGGTCAGAGACAAGGATAGACACGTGATCCAGTACGATATAACGTACGCCTAGTACCTTGACAAAGTATCTCATACGGCCCAGTACGTTTTCTATCTCGTTACTGCCGAAGTGTTCCCACAAGAAGACACGGTTCTCATAGTCCATCGTATCGTAGACTAGGTCGATGTCAGTGTCGTCGTACTCACAGTCTGGCAGGTGGATAGGCTTGTTCAGTTCTAGACCTACGAGTCCACGCATGGTGCGCTCAGGTGTCTCCTCAAGAAACATCAACCCAAGGTTATCTTCAGACTGTGCCATGATGGAACTGACTATCTCACGCAGAAGGGTAGACTTACCCAGTCCTGAACCTGCACAAATAGTAACCAGTTCAGACGTGCGTATACCGTACAGGTGTTTGTTCAATCCATCGAACGGGTACTGTACCTTCGCCTTGGTGAGTGGCTTCTTGATCAGATCGCGTAGCTCACCAGCACCAACGATACCTTCAGGTGTGTAAGGCTGAGCAGACCAGAACGCTTTGGTGTATAGCTCTGACTGATTGTTAACAAGATAATCACACGCATCCTTGTAGCCGTTGACGTGCTTAACGATCCTTGCCTTGTTACCGAACAGATCAGCGCACTCCTTGGCTGCCTTCTGTCC